ACAGGACTTTGCCATTACTATTCGTCTTTTGACTTATTATTATTTAGAAAACCTTGTTTGAGTAACTTTGACAAATCACTAGTAGATCCAACAAACAATGCGTTATTTGTCACATTATTTGTAGTTTGTTTAGTACTTTCATCTTCAAGATCTTTAAGTTTCTTTTGAAGATCTGCTAACTTATCAGTAGTATCGGCAACGCTTTTAATCAGCTGTCCAGCGACCTCATATGCCCTTGGACTTGCACTTTCGCCCGCAAGTTCCATAATGCCATTAATCGCTTCCTGACCCTTTTCTATAAGGGAATATAAGTTTGCACGAGTATATTCATAATCTTTTTTAATATCAGTTTTTTCAGTAGGGATGGGATGTTTTTTAATCTCTACTGGTTCTGCTTCAACAATGCTACTCTCAATATTGAGTGCCTTGTCAAGTGATTCATAATTATCAGTCATAAGTACTAAATGTCAGATTGGCGAGTGGGGCTATAAGATTTGGAATCTCCAAAGAATTCCCATCCTTCATCAAATCCAAAAGAATCTCCTGGTTGAAGAAGACCGTGATCGACGGAATTAATGACACCATCATTATTTTTATCTTCAAGTGCCTTAGGTGTAACTGTATATCTCATTTCTCTCTTAGCAGTCTGAGTATTAGTATCAGCATACATATCAATTTGAACCTTACGAATAAGACCATCGCTACTATCAGCAATGGGACCAAACAGATATGTCTTTGCAGTAAATTTGAACGTATGTATTAGTGCTCTTCTAGTATCAAAGTTTCCTTCATAATCATCTTGGAAACTTACTGCATCCAAAACAATAGGAATATCTCTCTTTTCTCCGATAGAATCCACTAAATCAATTGTTAGATTGAAATGTGGTTGAAAATATGGTAAAATTTGCTCCACAATCTGCAAAGAATCATCATTCAACTTTGATAACACATTAAGTTCAAATCCAATATTATATGGAACAGGCATAAAGACTTTCTTTACCTTACTACCATCATCACAAGTCTTAAATGTTTGTACCAAACTTGTTTTTCTAGTTGGATCGTATGCAATAGAAGTCATTTCAAATGACATTCTTGGTAAAGTAATCTGAATGGGTTTATTTAATTCGGATTGTTGGGTGATCCTCGCTAAGAATTTTTGACTTGGACCATATGCAAGAGGAACTTTGATATCACTAATATCATTTCCGGCATTATCTTCATGGCGGATGTGGATATCATTAAATAACGTTCCGAACGCTATGATCGTTTTTCTAATAATTTCGTGATAATAGTAAGTTCCTAGCATTAAAATGTACCAAAGGGATTAGATTCACTAAAGTCTACAATTGAATCACCAAGTGTTTCAAACTCATCATTCTCGGTGTATTTATCATATGTATCATCATCATTGTAAGATTGAAGTGGATATTGGGCACCAGATGTTTTTCCAGTGATTGTTTCTCCGGGGAAGAATCCAAGTTGAGTTGATCCAATACTAACATATGCAATTTTAAGAAGTTTGGTATCTTCATCCCATTCTTTGACTCTTGCTTCAGTTTTAGATCTGGAACCTATAATAATTTCATTGAATAGATAAGTTCCAAGACCAGCAAGAGATTCTGGATCTGCGATAGTAACAGCTGGTGAGGAACTATATCCACCACCAGGATCAGAAACGTAAATATCTTTAACAACACTCTCACCAGATGCATTGAGTCCAATAGAAGCAATACCAACAGCAGTACTTGAAATTCCACTTACTGGTGGAGATGCTACCGTTACTGTTGGTGCAGTTCCATATCCAACTCCACCGTCAGATACTGTATATCTAATTACGCCTTGACCTTGTGTTATAATTGAACAAGTTGCAGCAGCTCCTGTTCCGCCTCCACCAGATATTGTAATTGTTGGTGCGACAGTATATCCTGCACCAGCGTTTGTCAATAAGATCTTTTCAAGGGAAGTTACATTTCCTCTTGTAGTAATAAATCCGACAGCTGTTGCTGTATCACCAATTTGTCCTGTTGGTGATGCGGAAAATGTAATTGTTGGTGCTGATTCATACCCATAACCATCATTATTTAAGAATATTTTTTTAACATATCCACTGCTGACACTTCCCTGAATAAGAGATAATGCGGTCGCAGTTTTCCCAATACCAATAAGTTTGAGAGTTGAAATATATCCTTCATCACTAATGACAGTATCAATTTCTTCAATTGATGTATCAAGTATTTCATCTTCAAGTTCAAAGAGTTCACACTTTAATTCATAAACATAATTTTTTCCCAATTGAAAGAATGGATTTTCATGTTCTACATACTTTACTTCAAATAATCTCTGACCAAGAGGAAAATAAACCAAGTCACCTTCTCTTGGTCTAGTTGGTGTTGGCATTTCACTAGTCGCAGTTCCATCATCAATACCTGCCATAAATGGTGCAATGAAATCTTCAAATCTTTCCTTAGAAATTGTAAGGACTAATTCATCCCTTACACTTACACCAAATTTTGTTAAAATATCTCCCGCACCACTATATCCATCATAATTGTTTAGATATGCCTCAATAGAAAAATTGTCATCAAATCTTGATGACTGTACCTCTTCCAATATAGTTTTTGTATTGACGTATTTTCTTGGAATATATGTAACTTCCACACCATGAAAACGTAGGTGCTCATTAATAATATCCTGAACCAATCTCTGCTCAGACTGTGTTCCTTGTAGAAAAAAGGGATTAAGTGCCATTATCCAATAAAATCGAGAGGTGGTAATTCGTATTCCATTGACATACGAGATTTAATATCATTCAATTCTTGCTCTGCTTGTTGATATATTTCACCACCATTTAATTCAATTCCACCAGGAAGTTTAACTCCTCTAAACTTGCTGAGATTTTGTCCCCACTGTCTTTTTATTAGTGCTGTTAAATATTTCTTTAAAAAACTATCGTTATAAATCTGAGAGAATGACGCAGGATCTAATGCTCTGTAACATTCAAGAACTAAGAAATCACCAGCGTCTTGTGATCCCCAATCAATATCCAAATATAATCTATCTTGTCTTTTATTAAATCTAACTTGCTTATCTGTTGTTAATAAGAAATCAATATCTTCAAGATACGATTTCGTCATTGCATATTGTAAAAGTTCAACAGAATTGAAGTAATATAAGTCATTTAAGAATAATTGATATTTAATACTAAACATTCCACCAGAAATTGAACTAGTATCAAATCTAAAAATTCTTTCAATACCAATTACAGAATCTGGAACTTGAATAAAATTCGATGTTTCGTAAAAATTGGAAGAAAATGTTCCATATCCATCAATACTAGTTGATGTTGCAGTTGTTGTTACAATACCAACTCCAGTAGTTCCATTTACATTATTTGAACCCGAAGATTCTACACCTCTACCTCTATCAACATCTGCCTGAGTAATTTTGTACTTCAGATACATTTTCTCAACACCATCATAATGACGTTCGTTGAAATATTGAATGGCATCATCAACCAGATCATCAATCTGATCATCATCAACGTTGATTTCCAAAACAGGAGCACCAAGTTGGCGTAAGCAATAGTCAATTAGTCCTTGTCTGGTTGATGGTTTTGCCATATTACTCCGATTTTTCTAATTGATCTCTCAGTTCAGCATTTTCAGTGAGTAATGCTTCAATGTGTTCTTTATAATCTTTATCCAAAGTTGTTAACTTTGCTTCAAGCAGCACATTTTGATTAGTTAGTGCTGCTAATTTGGAATTATAAAGTTTAATCAAAACATTCACATCAACTTCACCTTGTTTTTCCATTTTTTAGAAATTACCTCCGTCTAATGTTGTAGTCCAATGTGGTTTATTAGTATATATTACCGATGGAGTGGCATTTACCTGAGAATTCAAATTAGTAATAAAACCATTATCACCTTCTTTTCTCAAATTTGCGGTACTGTTAAAAGTACCCTCCACACCAACCAAATCAATCGATGTTCCACCAGTTACTGCACTTTCAACAATACCATATGCATTGGTAGTATCTTGTCTAACCAGATCACCAACAGATAATGTAACTGCATTATTTACAGATAAAGTAACTTTTGTCAATGCTGTTAAAATTTGCTTAGAAGTTTTAACCGAAGTTGAAACTGCATTAGTTGAACGTTGAAGTCCAGTGTCATCAAAGTAAACAACACCACCTAAATTATAGTCACCAGACTGATAGTAGATACCTTTAATATCAAGGAAACCTTTGGTTCCAGTTACTACACTATTAGAAATGGAAGCATCTGGAATATATGTCCATCTTCTACTATCATCGGCATGAGTTCCATGGTTATCTGCATCAGCAGCAGAGTTTGCAATAGAACTATCATCAAAACCAAAGAAACCAGTTACTTGATTAGAAACACCATCTCCAGTATTATAAGCAAATGACAGACCTCTATCTGTATTTGTGTCAGTTGCGTGTGTAATTGTTAGTTGTGCAGTGGTATTAATACCAGAAATAGTAGCATCAGTTAAAGTAATAATTTTATTGACTGAATCAACACTGGTGACAGTATTTGATGCACCAACGTTAAGACCAGCATTTCCACTTACAACATCGCCTGCTATAATTGAAACTACTGAGTCAAGTCTAACAGTGCTTACGCCAGAAACAACAGTTTCTGTAACTGTTCTTTCA